AGTTCGCATTCATACCGAATCATATTGCGGATGATTTCTTTGCATCTGTATATCCTACAATTACATCAGGACAAAGCACAAAGGTCATTATAGTTTCTACCCCTCGTGGTATGAATCATTTTTATCGATTGTGGCATGATGCCGAGAGAGGTAAGAATGAATATACACCAACAGATGTTCATTGGAGTGAAGTTCCTGGTAGAGATCAAGTATGGAAAGAGCAGACAATTGCAAACACATCAGAGGAACAATTTAAAATTGAGTTTGAATGTGAGTTTTTAGGTTCTGTTAATACCTTAATAAGTGCAACAAAACTTCGAAATCTTGTATATGAAGAACCTTTGAAGAAAAATGCTGGTCTGGATATCTACGAAGAACCAATCAAAGAACATAATTATTTGATTACGGTTGACGTTGCTCGTGGTTTAGGTAATGATTATTCTGCGTTCATAGTTTTTGATATCACTAAGTTTCCATATAGAGCAGTCGCAAAATATCGAAACAATGAAATTAAACCAATGTTATTTCCAAACATCATATATGATGTAGCAAAAGGATATAATCAAGCATTTCTATTGGTGGAAGTAAATGATATTGGAGATCAAGTAGCAAGCATTCTTCAATATGATTTAGAGTATGATAATTTACTCATGGCATCAATGAGAGGTCGAAATGGTCAAATAGTTGGTCAAGGATTCTCTGGTAAAAAATCACAATTAGGTGTTCGTACGACTGCTGCTGTTAAAAAACTAGGTTGTTCAAATTTAAAAACACTATTAGAAGATGATAAAATATTAGTCAGTGACTATGATATTATTGCAGAGTTAACAACTTTTGCTCAGAAAGCAAACTCCTTTGAAGCAGAAGAGGGTTGTAATGATGACTTAGCAATGTGTCTTGTGATATTTGCGTGGTTAGTTGCACAAGATTATTTTAAAGAGATGACTGACAACGACGTAAGAAAGAGAATATATGAAGAACAAAAGAATCAAATTGAACAGGATATGGCACCTTTTGGATTTATTGCTGATGGATTAGATGATAATGTTTTTGTTGACAATGAGGGTGATCGATGGTATGCTGACGAGTATGGGGATCGATCCTATATGTGGGATTATAGATAATATGAAAGAAACTGAAAACATGATTACAGTCTACGAAGAACACATCAAAACTCTTGAAAAAGAAAATAGAAGTTTAAAAATGCAGGTTGATTTTCTTAAAGAACAGTTAGCATATAAAACATTTGGAAAACCAAATCTAAATGAAAAGAGTTAATGGAATTCGAAGACCAATTAAAACTTGGACACTTATTACTTAATGATAGAAAGTGTCGAGTTTGTGGTAAAGAGAAAAATTTAATCGAAGGATTTTACAGAACTAGAAAAGGAAGAGGTGCTACAGTATCATCATATTCATATGAATGTAAGGTATGTACTATCAAAAGAATTGTCGAAACTCGAAAGAAAAGAGCACCTTTTGTCGATTGGCAATATCCTGATTGGTAGTGTTCATGTAATGTTTCCCCAATCAAAAAGGTCATTTTAATAAATAATTTTAACATATTTCGAGATTCGGAGAATAAAAGATGCCAGTAAATTTAGCATCTCCTGGAATTGTAGTTAGAGAAGTTGATTTAACTATTGGTAGAGTCGATTCTGCTACTGACAAAAATGCTGCAATTGTAGGACCTTTTGAAAAAGGACCTGTTAACATTCCAATAATAATTGAGAGTGAGCAGGATTTGATTGATAATTTTGGTAAACCATACAATACAGACGATCAAGTTGAATACTGGATGGTCGCATCATCATACTTAGCATATGGTGGAGTATTAAGTGTTGTTCGAGCAGCAGATGCTAATTTAAACAATGCTACCGATGATGGTGGTACTGTGGTTATCAACAGTGTAGACGACTATATTAACAAAGGATATGATGAAAGCACTTTGGCAGGGACAGTGGTTGCTGCAAGAAATCCTGGCTCATGGGCAAATGGATTAAAAGTAGCAATCATAGACTCTTTGGGTGACCAAGTTATATCAGTAGCTAGCACTACAGGTGCAACGATTGGAATGGGAGTTACTCAAACAGCATCTGGTGTATTACCTGGTGCAGGAACAACTTCAGTTCTTGATGGAACATTTAAAGGTATCATCACTGAAATAGGAACTGGAACAATTACAGTTAAGTTCTTATCACATACACCAAGTGGTGGAACTGAAACTGAAAAAGACTACGAAGCATCAGGTGTGTATAAGTTTGGCACTGGAGCGATTACTGTTGTTAATAACAGTGCAGTCGGAGTTCTAACAACCACTGCAAGCAGCACAGCAGATTGGTTTGATAGTCAAACAATCACAACTACAAACGGAGATCCAATTAGTTGGAATCAAATTGCAGAAAGACCTGGAACATCAGCATATGCAGCAGCAAGAAGTTCGAGATTTGATGAGGTTCATGTTGTTGTAATTGACGATGATGGAGATGTTACTGGAAATGCAGGAACAATTCTTGAAAAGAATTTAAATCTATCAAAAGCAAAAGACGCTGAGTTTTCTGCTGGATCTACTTCATACTGGAGAAAGTTTTTACTTAATTCTTCAGAGAACATCTTTGGATTAAGTGGTCCTACAAGTCCTGTTACAACAGCATTTAAGAGTACTGGAAATGGATTTGTAAAAGAAACTGATGTAGCATGGGATCAAAATGCACAGAATATTAAATTTGCTGCAAATGGCAATATAGGTTATTCTTTATCTGGCGGTAAAAATTATGATGGAACTACTGACATAACTGCTGCTGGTGCTCTAACAGCAACTTTAGGTGACCTAACTAATGGTTATGGTTTATTTGAAAATGTTGAAGAGTTTGATATTGATTTCCTACTTATGGGATCTGGATCATACGCAACCGCTACAGCACAGGCACTTGCAAATAAATTGATTGCAGTTGCTGAACTTAGAAAGGATGCAGTGGCATTCATATCACCTAATAAATCAACATTTATATCAGGTGCAGGAACTGATTCTGCAACAGTAGCATCTGCTGCGGACATCACAAATAATGTATTAGAGTTCTATGCTCCAATCACATCATCAACTTATGCAGTTCTTGATAGTGGATATAAGTACATGTTTGATAGGTTTGGAAATACTTTCAGGTATATTCCACTCAATGGTGATATTGCAGGAACTTGTGCAAGAAATGACATCAATAACTTCCCATGGTTCTCACCAGCAGGGACAGCAAGAGGTGCTATTTTAAACGCAGTTAAACTTGGATATAATCCAAATCAATCACAAAGAGATAAACTCTATACAAATAGAATTAATCCAGTGATCTTCTCACCAGGAGCAGGAATCGTTCTATTTGGTGATAAGACTGCATTTGGAAAATCATCAGCATTTGATCGTATTAACGTTCGCAGATTATTCATTTTCATTGAAAATGCAATTGAAGCTGCAGCAAAAGATCAATTGTTTGAATTCAACGATGAGATCACAAGGACTAACTTTGTGAACATTGTTGAACCTTTCTTACGTGATGTTCAAGCAAAGAGAGGTATTACAGATTTCAGAGTTGTTTGTGATGAGACAAATAACACTGCTGCTGTTATAGATAATAATGAATTTATAGCAGACATCTTTATTAAACCTGCAAGGTCAATTAACTTCATTGGTCTTACATTTGTCGCCACTAGAACTGGCATCTCATTTGAAGAAGTAATCGGTACAGTTTAACTAAAGGTATAAAAAACTATGGCAACCCAATTTAATAAACCACCATTAAGGACTATCACTGGGTTTAAAAGCAAATTAGCTGGTGGTGGAACTAGACCGAATCTGTTTGAGGTGGAAATTGCTTTTCCTAATGAAACTCAAATAGATAATGACACAAAGGAAAAATCAAGATTCTTAATAAAGGCAGCTGCCTTACCTGCTTCAAACATCACACCAATTGATGTTAACTTTAGAGGTAGGATTTTAAAAATCGCAGGTGATAGAACATTCGACACTTGGACAGTTACAGTTCTAAATGATGTTGACTTCTCAATTCGTTCTGCTTTTGAAAAATGGATGAATCTTATCAACAAGATGGAAGATAATACAGGAGAACAAGACCCTGCAATTTATCAACCAGATGCATATGTTCATCAATTAGACCGTGATGGTTCAACACTTAGAACTTACAAGTTCCATGATGTGTTCCCAACTCAGGTAAGTCAGATAGATCTTTCATACGAAACTACTGATGCGATTGAAGAATTTACAGTTGAATTCCAAGTTCAGTGGTGGGAAGCACTCAGAGGTGTAGGTGCTAACGCTGGCGGTGAAGATATTAACTAAATTGCATAAATAGTGCTATAATAAAGAAAAGAAAAAAATTATACTATGCCTAAACTGTTTGGTTTCTCTATTGATGATTCGGATGGCAAACCCGATTCAGTGGTCTCACCCGTTCCTCAATCCAATGAGGACGGGGTTGATTATTATATTCAATCTGGATTTTATGGTCAGTATGTAGATATTGAAGGTGTATTCAGAACTGAATATGATTTAATCCGCAGATATAGAGAAATGGCACTTCATCCAGAATGTGATGGTGCAATCGAAGACGTTGTAAACGAAGCAATTGTAAGTGATTTGTATGATTCTCCTGTTGAAATTGAATTATCAAACGTAAATGCAAGTGATAAAGTAAAAGATACAATAAGAAAAGAATTTAGAGGCATCAAAGAAATGATGGACTTTGATAAAAAGTCCCATGAAATTTTTAGAAATTGGTATGTTGATGGTAGATTATATTACATGAAAGTAATTGATACTAAAAAACCTGAAGATGGTATTCAGGAGATTAGATATATTGATCCAATGAAGATGAAGTTTGTTCGTCAGGAGAAAAAGAAGAACAAAAATTTAGGTGGTGTTGATCTTACAAATGCATTCAAAGGAACTGAAAAAGATTTATATCCAGAGATAGAAGAATATTACGTTTATACACCAAAACCAAACTATCCAGTTGGTTCAATGGGTGGAACAGCAAATACAAAAACATCAATTAAAATTGCAAAAGATTCAATCACATATGTGACATCTGGTTTGTTTGACCGTAATAAAGGAACTTGTTTATCATATTTACATAAAGCAATCAAGGCACTTAATCAACTTAGAATGATTGAGGATAGTCTTGTAATTTATAGATTATCAAGAGCACCAGAAAGAA